CCTCGAGCTTCCCGGTGCGGGCAAGGACGCAACCGATTGGCTCGAAGCCGGCGGTACGATTGAACAACTGCAGAAACTCATAGACGCCACGCCACGTTATACTCCACCAGCGCTGACTCGGTCTGAGCCGCGTGACATCAACGGTGAACGGCCGATTGTTTTCATCGACACCGAAGAGCACCGAGTCGTAGCCGAGACCATCGCGGCGCTGACCGCCGATCCCGACCTGTATCAGCGCGGCGGAATCCTGGTCCGCGTCATCCGGGACCGCCAGCCGACTGATGGCATTCTGCGCTGCGAAGGTTCGGCGACGATCCAGGCGATGCCCGCAGCGAACCTGCGCGAACGTATGACGCGCGTCGCCACGTTCACCAAGCTCAACCGCAAGGGAGAAGAAGTCGCCGCACACCCTGCCGCCTGGCTGGTTAGCGCCGTCGAGGCCCGGGCCGAGTGGGACAGCATTCGTCATTTGATGGGTGTCTCCGACGCCCCAATCCTACGTCCCGACGGATCGATCTGGCAGACGCCCGGTTATGACGACCGGACCGGCGTCCTGTTCGAGCCGGCGACCGGCGCTTCGTTCCCGCCGGTGCATGACGAGGTCAACGTCGACGACGCCGACGCGGCCCTCACGACGCTTCTCGAAGTCGTCTTCGATTTCCCATTCGAGTCCGAAGAGCACAAGGCCGCGTGGCTGGCGGCGTTGCTCACGCCGCTGGCGCGGTTCGCCTTTACCGGCCCGTCGCCGCTCTTCCTGATCGACGCCAACATCCGGGGCGCCGGCAAGGGCCTACTCGCCCAGACCATCGGGCGCATCGCGCTCGGTCGGGAGATGCCGGTCAGCAGTTACGCCCACGACAGCGACGAAATGCGCAAGAAGCTCACCGCCATTGCCATCGCCGGCGACCGCTTGATTCTGTTCGACAACCTGGAAGGCATGTTCGGCAACGATTCGCTGGACCGTGCGCTGACCAGCACCCGCTGGAAGGATCGCATCCTCGGAAAGAGCGAGGAGGTCGAACTGCCGCTGATCCCGGCGTGGTACGCGACGGGCAACAACGTCCAGGTGGCCGCCGACACCATGCGGCGCGTCATCCACGTCCGCTTGGACTGCATGAGCGAATGCCCCGAGGAACGCTCGGGCTTCAAACACGAAAACCTGCTGACCTGGATCGATGCGAACCGAGGGCCACTGCTGGCAGCCGCCCTGACGATTCTCTCAGCGTTCCTCAAACGCGGGCACAAGTCGAAGGACCTCAAGCCGTTCGGCAGTTTTGAGGGTTGGTCGAGCGTCGTTCGAGAGTCCGTCGTGTGGGTCGGCCTGCCCGATCCATGCCTGACCCGCACGAAGCTCGCGGAGTCGGCGGACACTACCGGCGACGCGCTCGGACAACTCATCGCCGCCTGGCGGCAGTACGACTGGTCTGAGCGCGGCGTGGTCGTATCGGACATGCTGCGTGAACTGTACCCGTCGATCCACGGACCCCCATCGAGTGATGATGCGAGTGTCGCCATGCGTGCGGCTCTTGAAAACCTCGTGAACTGCCCACCCGGGAAGGTGCCGACTGCCCGGCAGGTTGGCAACAAGCTCCGGAAGTTCCGACGACGCGTCCTGGAGGGGCTATTCCTCGACATCGCGCCCGGTCGGAGCAATCAGGGCAAAGTTTGGCGGCTCTGTGGCACGGGAGGTCAGGCGTGATCGGTGTATGTGTGTATCTAGTGTATGTTTTTCAACCCCCTTCGCGCGCGAACTTCAAGGGAACAAAAAAATCATTCTGTATAGGGGCCGGAAAAGACGCACTACATGCACACATACACTGCTCACCGGACGGATACCAGACATTGACACGTCGGCATGGTTCCTTCCCGGCAGAGGAAGGCCGCCGAGGCCCGCGGGAACAGCGGCCAACCCAGACAGACGTTATTTCGCTGTCCGGTCCGGTTTTTGGCCTGGCGTTGCCCGCTGGGAGGCCGCGGGGGGCGACCCGTTGGCGGGTGGGCGAACGGACGCCCCTGGGGCGAACCGGACTACGACCATGTCGCCGCGTTGGCCCCAGGCGGCGTTTCTGGGCGTCTGGGGGCCAAGGGGCGCGGCGTAGCGCCCCGCCGGTCGTGTGGGTCGTGGCCTGCCTGCGTCGCGGTCGCGACGACCCAGGCCGCGGCAATGGAACAACGGACCTGTCGGTCGCGGGCGGACCGCCCGGCGGCGGACAGGCAACAGGGAGGTTGACATGAAGATCGAACTTCGGCCACTGGCCGAGATCAAGCCGTATGAGAAGAACCCTCGCATCAACGACGCGGCGGTCGATGCCGTGGCCGAGTCGATCGGGCGGTTCGGGTTCCGCCAGCCCATCGTGGTCGACGCCGACGGCGTCATCGTCTGTGGGCACACCCGGTGGAAGGCAGCGCAGAAGCTGGGCCTTTCCGAGGTACCGGTGCATGTGGCGACCGACCTGACGTCGGAGCAGATTCGCGCGTACCGCATCGCCGACAACAAGACCGCGGAGCTTGCCGAGTGGAACCTGGAGCTGCTGCCCATTGAACTCGGCGAGTTGAAGGACGCCGGCATCGACTGGTCGCTGCTGGGCTTCGACCAGGACGAGCTGGCCAAGCTGCTCGATCCCGGCGTGAAGCAGGGGCTGACTGATCCCGACGAGGTGCCCGAACCGCCGGACGAAGCGATCACGCGACCCGGCGACCTGTGGCTGCTTGGCGACCACCGGCTGCTGTGCGGCGATAGTGCGTCGATTGCCGACGTCGATGTCCTGATCGCCGTCGATCCTGCGAAGGCCGTCGAGCTAGCGGCTGGGTCCCAGATCAAACCGAAGCTGTTGCCGATTCATCTGGTCAACACCGATCCGCCTTACAACGTGAAGGTCGAGCCGCGCAGCAACAACGCTATCGCGGCGGGCCTCTCTTCCTTTGGCGAACCCGGCCTCATGCACCACCAGGGTTTCGACCTGGCGCGGCAGGGCGCAAAGAAGGCGACCAGCTCGAAGCTGCGCCCCAAGGACCGGCCGCTGGCCAACGACTTCGTCTCGGACGACGAGTTCGACAAGATGCTGCACGCCTGGTTCGGCAACATTGCCCGCGTGCTGATGTCCGGGCACATCGCCTACATCTGGGGCGGCTATGCCAACATCGGCAACTACCCGCCGGTGTTGAAGGCCTGCGAACTGTACTTCTCGCAGACGATCATTTGGGACAAGGAGCACCCGGTCCTGACGCGGAAGGACTTCATGGGCGCGCACGAATGGTGTTTCTATTGCTGGCGGGAGGGCGCTGCTCACCGGTTCTTCGGTCCCAACAATGCCACCGACCTGTGGCACGTCAAGAAGATCAACCCCAACGCGATGATCCATTTGACGGAAAAGCCCGTCGAACTGGCGGTGCGGGCGATTCAATATTCATCGCTCGCCGGCGAGAACGTGCTCGACCTGTTTGGGGGGAGCGGCTCGACGCTGATCGCAGCCGAGCAGACGGGGCGTCGCGCGTTCCTGATGGAACTCGATCCACTTTACAGCGATGTCATCGTCCAGAGGTGGGAGAAGTTCACAGGTCGGAAGGCGGAGCGCGTTCGCGCTGATGGACGGAACTCTCAGGCCGAAGAGGAAGCCCCGGTTGTCGCCGAGGCTTCAGAGGAGGGAATGTGATGTCAGCCGTTCTCGGCCGGCCGCTGGACCTCGAAGTCGCAGATCCACAGCTCACCGTCGTCGTGACGGTGCGCGTCCAGCCGGTCGCCGGCCGTCACCTCGATGCGGTAGAGCCACCCGTAGCTGTAGAACGCCCCGCTGATCACGCCGTCGCATTCCTCGACGAAGTGCTCGCTGCGGACGTGCACCACGGTTCCGTCCGGAAGCCGGGGTGGTTTGCGTGCGGATTTCGTCATGGCTCATTCCTCCTCGCCGTCGGGCCGCGCGTCGCACCTGTCTGCGTGCCACGCACAGGCAGACGCGGCCGGCCGGCTCTCGACGATGGTCAGTTGGAACTCCGCGCCGTCGTCGGTTTCGATGATCAGGCCTTTGTCCCTGGTCATCGTGCCGACGTCGTCGTACGTGGCGATCTGCCGGATGCCCTCGACGTGCTCGGCCAGTGCGCGGGCCGGATTGTCGCGATCCTCGCGGGCAAACAGCACCGTTTCGAGCAGGTCGCGGAGTTGGTCCTGGAGTTGCCGTGCGTTCATGGCCTACGCCTCCTTTCCAGTGAACGCGAACTGCCCGCGGTCGACCTTGCGGAACCGCGAGTCGCTGCCCTTGTCGCGTTCCTCGCGCGTCATTGCGGCGTACAACGTGGCGTGCGGCGTCTTGCCCGCGGGGCTGGTCCACAAGCCCTGCTCGGCCATCGCGGCAACCAGTTCCTGGGCCCGCATGGGCTTGCCGGCGCTCTTGAGCACCTGAGCGGCGGCGTCCAATGCGCTGACGCGTTTGGGCGTCTTCTCGCCGTCGGTCGCCTTGGTCTTTTTCGCCTTGGCGGCTCGTGCCTTCTCGAGCTTGGCGGCCTCCTCGAGCGTCAGCTCGCTGCGCGGGGCCTTGTCCTTGTCCCGGTCGTTGCGCTCGTCCGTCTTGGCGGTCTCCGCTGCCTCGCGGGCCGTCACCCTCGTCGTCTTCCCGGCCTCGCCTCGCAGCCGTTGGGCGCTTTTGATGCGGACCTTCTTCTTCGTCGTCAGGTTGGTCGCGTCCCACCCGCCGTGACGGCTCTCGCCGTCGATGCGGACCTGCACGAGCTTGTCGCTCACTTTGGCGACGTAGACGCCGCCCACCTTCACCTCGTTCTTCTTCATCGCATGTCTCCTGCACAAAGGTCCTGCCGCGTCGACCTGCCTGCGCAGGCAGGCGCGACGCGGCGTTATTCACGTTGGTCAGTTCGCGGCCGTCGTCTCGGCGTGGTGGCCGCGCTCGTAGGCCTCGATGGTCTTGGTATCCAGCATGAGGACCCACTTGCCATCGGGCATGATCGAGTACAGGTCGGCACCCGATTCGGCGCAGGTTCGCCAGGCCGCCTGGAACGCGGCGGTGAAGGTGCCGTAGACCCGGCGCTGGCCGGTGACGCGGTAGCCGCCGTCGACCTTCCGCGTCGCGATCCGCTTCGTTCGCTTCTGCGTTGTCGTCGTCATCATGTTCTCCTTCGCGTTCGGTACGCCCCTGCCTGCGCCCGCTCACGCCGGCGGGCGGGCAGGCCATGCGTACAACACCATGAAGCCGGATCGGGCGACGGACCTCAAGCTCATTCCGATGTGTTTTCTGAGAATTTTCGGGCTTCGGATTCGCTGCGGCCGGCACACGGACTGCCTGGGCCTGCCGGCGGGCTTCCCGGCCTTGGGCGGGAGGTCGCGTGATGTCAGGAGAAGTCCTTACGCCCGGCACGAAGCCGGCGCTGAACCCGACGGCGCTACCCATCGCCGACGCGGTGCGGTTGCTCAGCGCCGCCGCCGGCCAGCGCGTCACCGCCGAGCAGATCCGGGCAGACATCGACGCCGGCGCACCGGTCAACTCGGACGGAACGATCAATCTGGTCCACTACGCCGCATGGCTGGTGAAGGAGATGGCCAACCGTGGCGATTGACCCGCGCAAACTGCGACCGAGCGAGCTGTGCCGGCTGCTCAACAGTACGCCGATGGGGGAGGTCATCGGCGAGCGGCAGTTGCATCGGCATCGTACGCGCGCAGGGCTGCGGATCACCTCGACGGCCGACCCGCGCAACATCGACCTGCTGCGGTACGTTGCGTGGCTCGTTGCGGAGCGTCACAAGCCCAGGCCGGAACCCGAAGGTCTGACCGGCTACGATGCTCATCGAGAGCGCATGGCGCAGCGGAACCGCGAGCTGTCGCTGTCCGGGCGCGATATCGGCGAAATGCCGGCAGTTGTGAATGCCGAGCGGAAGGAACGGGCGAGCCGAGACTTCCGGTTCTTCTGCGAGCAGTACTTCCCGCAGACATTCCACCTGCCGTGGTCGCCGGATCACTTGAAGGTCGTGGCCAAGATCGAGCAGGCCGTGCTCGAAGGCGGCCTGTTTGCGATGGCCATGCCGCGCGGCAGCGGCAAGACGTCGATGTGCGAGACGGCGTGCCTTTGGGCGCTGCTCTACGGGCACCGCGAATTCGTAGCGCTGATCGGCTCCGACGAAGAACACGCCTCCAACATGCTCGAATCGATCAAGGCGGAGCTCGAGAACAACGAGCTGCTGCTCGAGGACTTCCCCGAAGTCGTCTTTCCGATCCAGGCGCTGGAAGGAATCCATCAGCGCGCCGGCGGCCAGCTATTCCAGGGCAAGCAGACCCACATCGGCTGGACGGCGCGGGAAATCGTGCTGCCGACCATTCCTGACTCCAAGGCGTCCGGTTCGATCATCCGCGTGGCCGGCATCACCGGTCGCATTCGCGGCATGAAGCACAAGCGCGTGGATGGCACGTCGGTTCGGCCGTCGCTGGTGTTGATCGACGATCCCCAGACGGACGAGTCGGCGCGCTCGCCATCGCAGTGCGCAACCCGTGAGCGTATCCTGGCCGGCGCGATCCTCGGCTTGGGCGGGCCCGGGCGCAAGATCGCGGGCTTGATGACGCTGACCGTCGTGCGACCCGCCGACCTGGCCGACCGCATCCTCGACCGCGACAAACACCCGCAGTGGCAGGGCGAACGCACGAAGATGGTGTATGCGTTCCCGACGAATGAGGCGTTGTGGGCACGGTACGCCGAGCTGTGGCGCGAAGGCATGCGGGCCGATCGCGGGATCACCGATGCGACGGAGTTCTATCGCGTCAACCGCGAAGCGATGGACGAGGGCGCGAACGTCGCCTGGCCCGAGCGCCACCATCCCGACGAGCTGTCCGCGATCCAGCACGCGGTGAATCTGAAACTGGATCGTGGCGAGGCGGCATTCTGGGCCGAGTATCAGAATGAGCCGCTCCCCGAGGAACATGCCGACGATGATATGCTCACTGCCGATCAGATCGCGGCCAAGGTCAACGGTCTGAAGCGCGGCGAGGTGCCGATCGGCTGCACGCACGCCACCATGTTCATCGACGTGCAGGGCAAGGCGCTGTTCTACTTGATCGCAGCCTGGGAGGATGACTTCACCGGCTATGTCATTGACTACGGCACCGAACCGGACCAGAAGGCCGCGTACTTCACGCTGCGGGACATCCGTCACACGCTCGCCAGCACCGCCGCGCGCGCCGGGCTGGAAGGTGCGATCTACGCCGGCCTCGAACGACTGACCGATGCGACGCTCGGCCGCGAATGGCGACGCGACGACGGGGCGATGGTGCGGGTCGACCGCTGCCTGATCGACGCGAACTGGGGCAGTTCGACGGACGTGGTCTATCAATTCAGCCGGCAATCGAAGTTTGCCAACGTGGTGATGCCGTCGCATGGGCGCTACGTCGGGGCGTCGTCGATTCCGTTCTCCGAATACAAGCGCAAGCGCGGCGACCGCGTCGGGTTGAACTGGCGCATCCCCGTGGTGACCGGCAAGCGCTCCGTCCGACACGCAGTTTTCGACACGAACTACTGGAAGTCGTTCGTCCACGCGCGGCTCGCGGTGCCGATGGGCGACCCCGGCTGCCTGTCACTCTTCGGCCGAAAGCCCGAGCAGCACCGGTTGCTGGCCGAACACCTGACCAGCGAATACCGCGTGAAGACCGAGGGACGCGGCCGCACCGTGGACGAATGGAAGCTGCGCGTGGACGGCCTCGACAACCACTGGCTCGACTGCCTCGTCGGCTGCGCCGCGGCCGCCTCTATCCAGGGCGCGGTCCTGTTCGGAACGGACTCCAAGCCGACGCCGCGCACGAGGATCAGGCTGTCCGAGCTACAGGGGGCGAGGCGATGAACCTCCAACCTTCAAAGCCCGTCGAGGAACCGGAAGATCAACGCGGCTTGCGCTGTCCAAAGTGCGGGTGCGAGCACTTCCGCGTCATCTACACCCGCCGCACCTGGGGCGGCAAGATCATGCGCAGCCGCGAGTGCAGGCACTGCGGGCGTCGCGTGATCACCTACGAGCGCGTCGCTTTCTGAGGTGTGGCGGGTCTCGATCGTGGTCTCCCCACGATGCGTGTTCCATATATGGAATAATCTGGGTTCCGCCGCCCGTTCGCGGTTGCATTCCGCGGCTGAGCGGCGTAAGTATCAGGTAGACAACCAGGCCGGGTCTTCCCGGAGGCGAGCGGTCGGCGGCTGATCACCGCGGGCTGCGTTCCAGGCAAATGACACGCCGTGCAGGGCTGCACTCCTGCGCGGCGTTTTTGTTTGGCCTCGCCTTTCGGAACGTCCGGCCGGTATGGCGGGATGGCGCAACGGGAGCGTGCCGGGCTCATGCCCCGGAGGTTGCAGGTTCGAGTCCTGCTCCCGCAATCCGGTGCCGGCCTGCGACAGTTGGGCCGGTGCCGCAGATGTAGATGAGTGTGAGGACACGATGGCCGAGGACCTCGAACAGAACATCCGCGATAACGCCGCCGGACCGAAGCGCGCCCAGGCCGACTCGGTCAGCGTCGAGCAGCACGACCTGAAGGACCAGATCGAGGCGGATCGGTATCTGTCGTCCAAGGAGGCGGCCAAGAAGGGCCTCGGCGTGCGGATGACGCGCGTCGTCCCGCCGGGAGCGACGTAGGCTGTAGACCGTAGGCTGTAGGCTGGAGCAAGGAAGACGGCTTCGTGATCAAACGGCTGCGAGAATGGATGCTCGGCAGGAGCCGCAACGCCGCGCGGAGTGGCTTTCGGTTTCTAGGCCTACGGCCTTCAGCCTACAGCCTACAGTCTCGCTACGACGCCGCGCAGACCACGCCCGACAACCGCCGGCACTGGGCGAACGCCGATCACCTGTCGGCCAACGCGGCCATCGGCGCGGACGTGCGGCGCATCCTGCGCAGCCGGGCCCGCTACGAGGTGGCCAACAACAGCTACGCCAAGGGGATCGTGCTGACGCTGGCCAACTACGTCGTCGGCACAGGCCCGCGGCTTCAGATGCTCTCCGATGATCCCCAGGCCAACCGCGTGATCGAGAGGGAATTCGCCCGCTGGGCCAAGGCGATCGGCCTGCCGCACAAGCTGCGCACCATGCGGATCGCCCAGTGCGAGTCTGGCGAGGTGTTCGCCTTGCTGGCGACGAACCCGCGCATCGATGCCCCGGTGCAACTCGACGTGCGGCCGATGGAAGCGGATCAGGTGGCCGACCCAGGCTATAGGCTTCAGGCTGTAGGCCGTAGCAGGATTACCGATCAACGCTTGCTCGAACAGCTTCGCGCCTACAGGCTACAGTCTACAGCCTACAGTCTTGTTGATGGCATCGCCTTCGATGAATTCGGCAACCCGGTCGCCTACTACGTGCTCCGCCAGCATCCGGGTGACAACACCGTACCCCGATCCGGCGGCATCGAGTTCGACGTGATGCCGGTCGAGTCGGTGATTCACCTGTTCCGCACCGAGCGCCCGGGCCAGAGTCGAGGCATTCCGGAGATCACGCCGGCGCTTCCGCTGTTTGCCACGCTGCGACGCTACACACTGGCCGTGCTTGGGGCGGCTGAACAGGCGGCGTTGCCGAGCGGCGTGATCTACACGGACGCGGCCGCAGACGCCGAGGCCTCGCAGGTCGAACCGATGGACCAAGTCGAGATGGACCGAGGCACGTGGATGACCATGCCGTTCGGGTGGAAGATCAGTCAGGTCAAGGCCGAACAGCCCACCACGGTCTACGGCGACTTCAAACACGAGGTGATCAACGAGATCGCCCGGTGTTTGAACATGCCGTTCAACATCGCCGCGGGCAATTCGTCGGGCTACAACTACGCCTCGGGACGCCTCGACAAACGACAACGGCTCCCTTCGCGATGATTACGTCGAAGGCCGGCACCTCGCCGCCGTTCCGCTACGCGGCGGTGCAGGCCACGATGGACGCCGACGGCGTTTGGACGCAGGTCGGCGGCGCGGCGTACAACAAAGATGGGACGGCGTGCAAGCGGCAGCGGGCGGGAATCAGTTGATCTTCTTGGCGACTGCAATCAAACCGTTATTGTCACGAACCTGCAGGTTCCCGTCCGGCCCAATAAGCCAATGATCCCCAGCACTGGAGCCCCCCACCTTGGTGCCTACCTTCGTCGCTTGTGCAATCTGTTCGCGGGCGTAGCGAGTGTAGTCATTCTCGCGACCTTTGGTTGTCATGTATTCGAGGCCGAGCATCTCCAAATCACCCACAGCAACCCTCTCAAGGAAGCTGAACCCGGCCTCGTCGCGCTTCGACTTCACGGACTCCAGCCATGAGTTGAATGGTCCTCCGATGCTAAAACCCCACTGGTGAAACTTACCAGCGCGCTTGAAAGAATCAAGCTCAGCGAGTTTTGACTTCAGAAATTCCCGTCCCGGCGCGGTTCCGGCAGACTCCTCCGTCTTTTGCGATGCCTTGGGGTCGAATCGACGTCCAAGCGCGGTCTTCTTTTCGATCAACTCTTTCTTCAGGTTGCTACCATCCTTGAACGCCCACTCGATGAACAGCTTTCCATGCTCGCGGAAGATCATGATACGACTACCGATATGAGGACTCTCATCAAGCCAGCGCCCGATGACTTCCCGTGTTTGTGACGGCGGTTCGGAGAGGAGCTTGTCCTCTTCCTCCGCTGTCAAACCGAGGATTCGTACTTCGAGGTCTGGATTGAAGTGCGTTGTCGCCCAAGCTCCGGCCCCGACGACCATACCCGGAAGGTAGTATGCGATGAAAGTACGTTCGTACTGCTGCGGGTCCTGAGCCTTGAGCTTGAGGGCGATCGCTTTGAGCGTTACTTCGGAAACCTTCTTGTTCAGCCGAACGTCCACGCTCCGCTTGACAGGTGGAAGGGCGCTAGAGTCAATGATGGAGTACGAGACATCCCTCGGAACCGCGGGTCTGGCGCTCTCGGACACCGTCGCAGCTCCACGACTCCGATCCCCGTCGGGCTGCGACAAAGACGGGTGCCGTGCCTTGTCGTCCCCGTCAAACACCCGTGTACAAACGCCGGCACAGATAGCGACGATGACCAAGAACGCCAACGCGCCCGCCAAGGGACTGGTCTTTGCCTTGACAGGGGCGCCGCACTGCGGACACGTTTTCGCTCGTGAACTGACTTGATTCCCACACTCTCTGCACTTTCGCAGGGCCACTGAACTACCACCCCTGAGCTCCGGGGCGGGCGAGGGAGTCAAACGATGCTGCTCCCGCTGCCGCAAGCTGCGGACGCCGATCAATGCCAGCAGCAGGGCAACCCCGGCCAGAACGCCGGCAATCACGCGTCCGGCGGTGTCGTCGCTCACCGTGAATCCGAACAGCGCGAACAGGCCCACGACCCCTGCCACTGCAACGCACAGGAGCCCGAACAGCCGAGTGATCGCGCGAATCACGCCCATGACCCGTCCTCGTCTGCCTGCGCGGATCGTCCGCCCCGGGCGGCGAGACCATCGTAGCACGTCATGGGCTGGCTTGGAAGCAGCGGCGCCGGCCATTCACGCGGTCGAGAACGCGATGGGCGGCCAGGTCCTCGAAGCGGCGTGCATGCTCACCGGGAAGTCTGCCAAGGTCGAGGAGCTGTACGACGAGAAGACCCTCGAAGCGGCTTCGAAGCGCTTTCGCGGGGGCATCGGGTTGCAGGAGCTTCTACTCGAAGCGGCGTGGGCCAACGGATACACGGGCCGCAACTTCCGCGACAGCCGCAGTGTGCTGCGGTTCGCCTTCGGCCAGAACATTCAGGCCGCGTTCTCGACCATCGACATCGGTGGCATCCTGTCGAACGTCGCCAACAAGTTCCTGCTCGAGGGTTTCTTCTCGGTTGAGCGGACCTGGCGGAACATCACCAGCGTTCGCAACGTATCCGACTTCAAGACCGTCACCAGCTACCGCCTGGTGGGCAAGGACCAGTACGAGAAGGTCGCCCCGGGCGGCGAACTCAAGCATGGCACGCTCGGCGAACTGGCCTACACGATCAAGGCCGACACTTATGGCCTGCTGCTGTCCATCGATCGGCGGGACATCATCAACGACGACTTGGGAGCGATCACCACCGTCCCCCGCAAGCTCGGCCGCGGATCGGGCCTGAAGATCAACGACGTGTTCTGGTCGGTCTTCATGAACAACGCGGCGTTCTTCGTCGCGGGCAACAACAACTACCTGACCGGCGCGGACACGACCCTGAGCATTGATGGCCTGACGAAGGCCGAAGTCGCATTCCTGAACCAAGTCGACCCGGACGGCAAGCCCATCGGTATCATGCCGCAGGTCATCCTCGTGCCGACGGCGCTGTCCGCGATGGGCACGATGCTGTTCAAGTCGCTGGAGATCCGCGACACCACGGCGGACAAGAAATCTCCGATCGCCAACCCGCACGCGGGTAAGTTCCGCGTCGAGGTCAGCCGGTACTTGTCCAACACGCAGTACACGGGCTTCTCGGACAAGGCGTGGTATCTGCTGGCCGAGCCGGCTGACCTGCCGGTCACGCAGGAAACAACCGGGAACAGGGGCCTTGCCAGGCCGCACTAGGCGGCGTAGACTCCCATCGGCCTCGGAAAGGATGAACCGGGTGAAGAGCGGTTGTGTTGTTTTCGTTTGGCGAGTGCCTGTTTGTGGAGAGTGTGGCTATGACGCGAAGTAGATCATCGCAGTCGGACCATGACGCGACGGTCGAGCGGCTGGCGAAGCAGCTCGAGAAACAAGGGTTCAACGTGAAGGCCGATCTTCCGGGGTACAAACAACCACCAACGATCGATGGTGTTCGCCCGGATATCGACGCGAAGAAAGGCAATCAGCGCAAGATCGTCGAAG